GCAATCGCATTGATATCATTATTCGCAGTTCCAATCCTTAGTTCAGACTTCATGATTCTTTCAGCTTCAAACTGCAAGTCACTTGGAAGGATTAGCTTCTCAGGACGAGCGGCGATCTTAAGCCCTCTCTCGTCTGTCCACTTACCAATCGCTATGATTGCGGCTTCAAGTGAAGTCTCATTTAAGTCTGCGGCTGAACCTGGCTCATTGCCGTTAGTTCCACCGTTTACCAATGGGTGGTCGGTAGCACACAAGGATTTACCGTCGCCCCCAACTTGGCCTGTAAAGGCTTCGTTGAAAACTGCCGCTCCCTTAACTTCTTTGGTATGTTGGAATGCTCTTGCCAAGGCTTTGGTGTAGCGAGCAGACAATGAAGCATAAAGATTATCTTCCACTGCTTCTTCAGTTAGACTGAAGCCCATAGCAATCGTGTTATGGGTGTATCTTGCAGTGTAAGCTTCTTGTGCGTCATCGTATGTTATCGCTGACCCCTCGTCCTTCACTGGAGCAAGTCCAAAACCAGACAACTTGACCTCTTCTTCAAAAGATCTGTCTGAGTTTTCAACCTCGAAGCAGTAACGCCACTCCTCTGGATGTTGTTTGTACTCCAAGCCGAATAAGCTATTCAAACCTGGGAGCAACTCTTTCATGAGTTGTGATCTAGCTATTGCCATTCTCTAATACTCCTAAGTTATAGCCGCCGCCAATAAGGCGTGTTCAGCTTGGTTCATCATCACAATGATGTCCGTGTAGGTATCACCAATAGATGAACCTGGGCGGTCAACAAAGTCTACAATCCGCCAACATTTGCCTGTAATAGCCGCTGTTGACTGATCTGCTTGAATACCACTGTTACCAGTAGTGGTGTTCCCTGCGGAAGTTTGAACCATGTCGATGGTTTGCCCTAGTAGTGTTTGAGCAATAGCACCGTCAGCTTGGACTTCGTACAGGGTGGTTGGGTTTATGCTCACCACAGCCTTGATATCCGAAGCGGCAATGCCACCAGGATAGTACTGAGAATGAGTTGGTTGGTTTGTATTTGGGTCTGTATAGCTACAGCCTAAAAACACACCGATTGGATTAACCTCGCTTGCCACTGCTTCACGAACACAATAACCATCGTCAGTTCCATTCGTTACGTCAGCATAGCCCACTATATCACCGTTGAAGATTGCCGTTGCATAGCCCGACTTAATAGCTATTTCCATTGTCGAACCCGCAAAAGGCAAGCCTCCTAAGAGACTAATAGGCTTTAATCCGCGAGGTGCTGAAGTTGTAGACATAAATCTACCTCCTTTTCACTTTTGGATTTAAAATTTACCCACTTCCAAAAGACACCCTTGATTTATTATCAGGGCGATCCATTGGCATTCGTGGATTGCTTTCCTTCATAAGACTGTTGTCAACAGAGGCTTGAGCGTCTTTCGACTGCTGAAGATAATATGCATTGCGTTGAGCAACCATCTCATTAGGCATTTTACAGAGAAGCAGACCCCCAACTTCTAGTTTACCTTCCCATTTTGGATTTTCCTCAATGATTAGGTGGGCTAATTCAGGAACTTCTTCGATAGCAACTGGTTGCCATCCTTCCCGAATTTTCTTGCTGTAGTTTTGAACGTCGTCTTGTCCCATACTAGCAACGCGAACCCATTTAAAAGTGATCCCATCTACTGGTTCGGGATCGGGCAGAATATTGGCGGGTGACCATGTAGTTTTGCGTACTTCGTTCTCACGCTTCTCACTTGAACGAGGGGTACGAATTTTAGATTTTTGCTTGGTTTCAGTCATGGTAATCCTAACTGTTAAGCGCGACGAACTCTTTGGCGTAATCCTCTAGGGAAACGCCCAAGCGTTGTGCGACAGCCACTTGGCTTGGTGAAAGACGGACTTTGCGTGATTTGTTAGAAACCTTGCCACCCGCAGGGGTAACAACTGGTTGCTGAACCACGGTGGATTCTCTGGGCTTTTCCGCTTGAGCGTCAGAAAATTTGTGTGGAAATTCGCTCTTTAGACGATTATCCAACTGACTGTAGTATTCATCTGTGTCAGCTTGTACACCACTTTTCACAAGTTCATCGTGGATAGTATACGCCGCATTGGTCATTATAGTATCTTTGTTGAACCATGAATTTCTACCTGCCCACTCTACAGCCTTATTGTTAGGCGGTGGGGCAAGGTTGTAATCTTGTTCGACGGCCACTTGATTTGCCGCCCTTTTTATCTGCCCAATTTGATTTCTAGCCGTTTCAGCCTGAATCATTTTTTGTTGGGCTTCTAAAATTTTATCGGCATCTCCTTCTTCGTATGCCTTCTTGTAAGCTATTTTTGCGGATTCGGAATCTGAATTAATTCGGTTTTCAAACTCTGCTGATCCAAACTTTCCAAAGTCACCCGCTTTTTTTCTTAGCTCTTTATTTTCTCCGAGGACTTTAGATGCGACTTGGTAGTACTCATCTCTCTGTCTCTCTGCCTCTCTCTGTTTCGCAATGAGGTCATCAATTCTGCGCTGATACTTTGTTTTACTGGGCTGACCCTTCTTTGTTTCAACCTCTCCTGCACCTTCTTCAGGCTGTACCTCCTGTGCGGAAGCTTCGACTGTATCAGTGTCATCAACCGCTCCCCCTTTTGTCTCGACCTGATCCTCTTCAGATGTTTCAATATCCACTTCTACTGGAGATTCCTCGTCCGTCTCAGTAACGGCTTCTGTTTGCTTTTCTACGCTCATGCTATTGTCCTACTCACCTTAGTCGGATCTTCAACTGTTGCTAAAACAGAGTCATCGTTGATCAAGCGCATTTCACAATGGTCGTATTCAAAACGATGCCCAGTGTATTTGGAAAGAACGACCCAGTCTCCTTCACGACACCAAGGGCCATCTGAGAACCTAGGGTCTGTACTTGGGTAGGCATCTTTTCCTACTGAAACAACTTGTCCAATAATTGATGCAACATCTTCCCTAGACTTTACATCTGTAGGAAGAAGTATTCCGCCACTTGTCTTTTCTTCGACTTTTGGCATAACAACTAGTAAGTGATATCCTGTTGGTTTGGGTAGCGTTTCAGGAATAGTAACGCTTGCAGTACTGTAGACTGATGACATACTTTGTCTCCATTTTTGATTAGCAGATCTCTGATCTGGGGGCAGAACCTAGTCTTCGTCTTCTAAGTTCTGGGCTAGTGAGAGGAGTTCCCTCTCTGCAATCGCAAGACCTTCTATTTGTCCGACCATACGATTGTATTCTTCAAAACTCTTTGCGCCACCTAATGCGACGGAATCTGTAATTTCGTTCATAAAACGTCTTATTACTTTTCTTAATTCTTCTTCCATTAAACGCCCTTACCCATAATGATCTCCTGACACATGGGTTTTACATGGTACATGGCGGTCATTCGGTGAGCAATTTTGGCTTTTTCGATAGAAACCTTAAAACACTCTTCTTTAGTTGGAAGCATTTGACTTTCGTGATTTCTTGTAACTACTATGCATGACTGGGCGTAGACTGAACTACATAGCAGAATTATTGGCATCCACATTTTAGACTCCTGGGGTCAGTTAGATTTTTTAGAATTTTTCAGTAAATCAACTTGCATTTTGGCTTCAGCTAATTCCCTTTGCTGTGCCAAACGCTCCCTCTCCAAGTCGTTCCTCATCCTCGTTTTTTCAATATCGGTTTTAGCTTCCAGTTTTGCTTCGTCGGCTTCTTGTTGAACTTTAGCTTTTTTGATTTTAATTTCTTCATTTTGCTGTTGCACCACTGGATCTTGGGCCGCTTGCATCTGCTGTTCAAGAACGGCTTGTTGTTGCGCTTTACCTGTTATCTGAGCGGCGGCTTCTGCGGCCTTCTTAGATATCTGTGCTTCCATTTGCTCTGGGAGACCCTTCTTCTCTTTGTCTTCTAGCGGAGGTAGCTGTACGCCCATCATTTTTTCTGCTTCATTCCTGTACTTATGCGCCATGTGTTCGGCAATGTGGGTGCTGACTAATTGACCTGTTTGCTTTGCAAGGGGGTTCTTGGCAAGTTCAGGATTGTTAAGAAGAGACATATGCG